ATAATATAGGTAAAGCAGGAGTAGGATTAGCAGCAGCTACATATAGTCCAAGTTTAAATGCAAATGAACAACAACAATTAGCTATGCGTAGACAAATGCCGCCCTCAATCACACAACCAGTAAATCCAAATCAACCATATTAAGGAAAAGAAATGACAACAATAGACCAGCTAAGAGAAGTATTTGATAATAACTTTGTATTATACTATCGGGTGCATGTAGCACATGTTAATATAGAAGGCAGAAATTTTTATAGTGACCACAAACTATTAAAGAAAATGTATAAAGAGTTATTTCACGATGTGGATAAACTTGCAGAATTAATAAGAGCATATGGCGAATATATGCCATGCGAAATACAAGATGTATTAAATTCCAGCACAATCAGCACTGCTATATTTGAGGGCAATAGCGAATACTTGTTAGGTCAATTGTGTGAAGATTTTAGACTATTAAAAGATATGTATGTAACATTGACCGATATCGCACAACGTGAAGGTTATGAAGATGTTGCAGATTTTGCAGAATGTAGAACATTACGAATTGATAAATTTATTTGGCAATTGACTGCTACACTGAGTTAAGACGCCAGAACACTATCAAGGATCAGATGATTTTGCGTTTTTCTAATCTGAGTATCAACTAATTGGCAGGAGTAGCTTGTGTCGTGTTCAATTGTTTATATGCAATACTACCACGAATCTCATATCCAAACTGTTCATGCAAACGCAAGAAAGCAGTTTGTTCTTTACGAATACTGGTTGAGCATATGATTTTAACATTAGATTGCACAGCAAATAATTCCCACATCATCATCATGTCTTTGATCAATTGTATACGAATTCTTGAACTCAGGGTTAAATCTACATGTGCGATTTTGATCATTACCATATGGTCATCACTCCAAGCACTTGTTTCATCACTACGTGCCCAAGTATATGCTATAACTTTACCAGTGGGAGTTCGTGCTACTTTAAGTAGTTCTGAATTTGGACAAAAGAAACTGTTTACTACTGCTAGTGTAATGTTTCTGCTGTATGTTATGGGTTCGGGATTAAAGAATTGGTCGATCTCAGTTTCAAAGTTAGCTTGTGCTAACTTAACAATTTGTTCTACATCTGAGCCTGTAGCTGGATACCATGAATAGTTCATTGCTTTGCCTTTCTAATTTACTATTTAACATTTTTTTATAAAAGATAAATACATTATGGAAAAGAATACTACAATTAAAGAAAAGAAACCAAGAAAGCCCGGTACCGGTGGTGCACGTGCAAATGCAGGTGGTGCCAGAGCTGGTGCGGGTAGACCAAAAGGATCAACTGAACAAATTAGTGTTAGTGGATTGTTAGCTGCACTAAAGAAAAATGCAAAAGGTAAAGATTATCAAGAAATTTTAGTTGAAGATTTTTTAAAAGCAAGAGATAAAGATGATACTCATGCCATGATCAAATATCATACACTGATATTGAACAAAGTTATGAATACTCTTACAAAAGTAGAAGTTACTGATTCAGAAGACCAAGTTGCTGCCAAACAACAAGCATTTGCTGATGCATTAGCCAAACTTACTGGAATAAAAAAAGATAAATAATAATATGAAAAACGGGTTATACGCTAACATTCATGCCAAACAAGAACGCATTAAAAAAGGTTCTGGTGAAAAGATGCGTAAGCCGGGCACTAAAGGTGCACCAACTGCAAAGGCTTTTCGTGAATCAGCCAAAACAGTTAAAAAAACAAAGAGTAAATAACTATGCCGTTAATCAAATCAAAATCTCAAAAAGCATTCGGTCAGAATGTTAAAAAAGAAATGGAAGCTGGAAAGCCCCAAAAACAAGCCGTGGCAATTGCTTATGCAGTAAAGCGCAAGGCAAAGAAAACAACTAAAAAGGAAACAAAATGAAACCAAGTAAAGACCAAATGGATAAAGGCTTAGCTTTCAACGGGCAAGGTGGCGAAGGCTATAGTCGTAATTCAAGATTAAGTAAAGTACAAACAAATCATCATTCAGGTACAATGAATGAAGGTAAACTAGTAAACAAAGGTCGTGGACCAACTAGAGGCAATCAAGATAATCCAGCTGCTAAGGTTGGACCTCCAGCAACTAAAGATGCATTCCGTCGTGCACCTGATCGTGTAGGTGTAAGTGGAACAGAACGTCCAACTGTTAAAAATCCTGACAGTCAAAACTATGGTAAACAAGAACGTAATCCAGGTGGTACACGTGAATGGAATCCATCAATGACACAAAATTACAAAGGTAATCCTGATTCAATTCGTATTGGTCAAACAGGAGGTCCTGGATATGGTGAAGTATCTAGAGGCAAACAAGTAAATCAAAGTACTCCAAGTACTTTTAACTATGGTCCTAACAGCCAATATTAAAATTAAAAACAAGGAAACAAAATGACAACAATAAGAACAGATAGCGGATTAACAACTCCCGTTGATAGTAGTACATTCACAACTGCGACAGCAAATTCTGGACAGTATACTACTTTTAACACAGTAACAATTACAACACCTTAAGGATAAAATATGGCAGCATTTCCATTTCAAAAGGTAGGTAACACAATATTAGTTACTGCCAATGTTACCCCAGGTACAGGTAATATTACACCAGCTAACGCAAGCAATAGCTTTAGTTCAATTCAAGGCCCATTGTTTGTTAAAGTAGACAACGTTGATAGTGCTAACATAGCATTTTTAAATTGGTCAACAAGCAACACAGTTGGTGCAACTATTGCTAATGCAAGTTCAAGTGGTACTGGTGTATGTATTCAACCAAAAGCTAGTGAAATTATACAATTACAAACAACAGGTTTAAGCAATGGTTTGGCAACAATATATTTTGCTGCAGCAAGTGCTAACGTTGCAAACTTGTATATTACACCAGTAATTGCATTAGATTTATAAGGATTAATATGAAATCAACTAACCCAGAACAAAAAGAGATCAATCAAAAACGTGGTCCAACAATTGGCAATGAAGGCACTCCAAGCAAACGCAAAGAGTTTGTTAAAGCCAAATCAACAGGCGAGCGTAAAGAACTTGCTGACATGATCAATAACGCACTTGAAAAACGCGGACGTGGTCAACGTGGAAGTGATGATCCAGCATTAGAAAGTATCAAAGATAAAATCAATGTTGGGCGTGGCCCCACAAAAGGCAACAAGTAAGTAAAGCAATAAAAGAGACATGGGGTCTCTTTTATTTTTCATAGAAAAGAAAGGAAAAGAAATGAAAAAGCAAGCAAAACCACAAGTAGAAAATATTTGGGATGAACCAATAAATCCAGAAACGTTACAAACAGAAACTAATACTAAAGTACAAGAAAAAACTGTTGACGAACAATTTGATGAGGAATATGCTAAATTTAAAGCAGTTCCACCAAAAGCACTGAATTCAGGAGACTTTGATATAGAAGGTCTAATGACTGACTTTCCAACTGCTACAGAACTAGAACGTTTTGTATACGATCAAACTAGTGTAGTATTAAATTTAAAAGGTCGTGCTAATAAATTAAAATATCAAATTGCCATGGATGTATTAAATGGTAATGACGTTGATTTAAAGTATATTGGTGAAAATAATCCATATATTGACAAAGCTGAATTAATTCCCACTGAAGATTTAAAGCCAATCCCAGAACGTGATTCAACATTACCGGGCAGACACGAATTACAAAATAGTTTTTATAGTCCACTTGTTCCTCATCCAGATGAAGAACAAAGAGCACAAGACAAAAAAGTTCACATGGTATTTCGCAAGTACAACAATGGTATGATATCCTACGAGATATTGGGCCCACTTGAACAAAAACCACATGGTGAAAAGATTGACAAATATGGTCGCACACGTCCTGAAGTTATTAAATGGATTGATCCACGTACTGGTGAACAAGTTATTATGCGTGAAGATGGTACACTTACCAAACAAGGTAAACGTCTTAGAGCAATGATGCAAGCATTTAGAGTTAACAAATCAAATCAATGGGAAGTATGGATTGATCGTGAATTTGTTAGTGTTGATGATTCGTCTAAACATAACCCATGGGATTTAAAATGATAGACAAACTACAAGGTCGTAATAAAGAAATTAAGGCTGCAATAGAAAAAAGAGAAATTCTAAAAGTACAAGAAACCTTAATCATGCAAAAAGTAAACAAAGCACATCGTGAAGCATTTAAAGAACGCTTTCCCGGACAAATTGAACATTGCATGAGATTAACTGCTGAAAGATTGCAGGGTTTATTGACTACAAAGCCTGAAGATATTGCCAATACATTAACATGGGCAGGCAGTCCTCAAGAACTTAATGAATTAACTCAAGCATTATATCACTTATCAATAATGAATCAACACTACCCTGTTGAGGAATAATAATGATAGGCACTGACGTATTAATGTCACGTGCATTACAGTGGGCAGTAGACGAACACAATTTAACCATTGATAGTCTACTGACTATACCTGGACCACTAAAAGCACAACTAGAGGATTTAGCCATATCTGTGGCTGAAGAGATGAAATACAACCAGCTTAAATACTTTAGACCCTTTGATCATCAACTTAAGTTTTTTGAAACAGGTTCAAGTGAACGTAGAG